GATGAACAAGGGCGAGATGGACAAGTACGCCCGAGAGGTGAACGAAAAAATCTACCGGCAGGACGTGGTAGCCCTGCGAGGGCTTGAGAAGGTTCAGCAAATCTCCATGAATGCCCAAGAGATGCAACTGCTTGAACAGATAGGCTTCGGTGTGGCAGAGGTAGGCCGGTTCCTCGGAGTTCCATTGTCGCTGCTGATGGACTACAGCAATTCGTCGTACAAGACCCCGGAGGCAGCCACGCAAGAGCTCATGCAGCGCACCATCCAGCCGATGATTGGCGAGATAGAGGATGAGCTGAATGCAAAGCTCTTGCTGCCATCCGACTGGTATTCCCGTCGCTTCCATGTGTGCGAATTGCCATTATTGCGGCTTGACATGAGAAGCCAGGCTGACATCGACCTGAAACGTTTGCAGACGGGGTGGAGTCCGAACGAGATACGCAGCCAGTATGACATGCCCGCCGTGGATGGTGGTGACGACCACTACGTGTCGACGAACCTCGCCGTGGCTGGCAGCGAGAAGCTAAAGGGAAATACAGATGGAGTTACACAGCAACAAGCGGCTCCGGCACCCATCGAAGGCCAAGAACCACCGGCAGGTGAGGAAGGAGGTGAATGATGGCATATTCGTCAGGATTCCTTAACAGCCGCATCCAGGTGATGCAGAAGATTCAGAAGAAGGGCGCGATGGGTGTAAACTCTGCGCAGGCAAGCTACGAACCCGTCTGTTGCTTGTGGGCGAACGTGGCGTGGTCGAAGGGAATAAAGTCCATGCGTGAAGGTGCTCTCGACGCCTATGATACGGTGATGATCCGCACACGATGGGCACCTGAGCTGACGCGCGACAAGTTCATCGAGCACGAAGGTACGATGTACCAGATCATGAGCTTGAAGGGTGACCGAAGAGCCAACGAGATACAGATTGTGGCGACAGAAATCATTAAACAATAAACAAACTACAAAGCAATATGGAACATGTGACAATGCGTAATGCCCGATGGGGCTACACCCAGCTGACGGCTGACAAGGGCTTCCTGATTCGTTCCAAGGAAACAGGCAAAGTGTATGAACAAGTGACAGTCCCGAACCCTGATGCGTTCGAGGCAATCCCTCTGCCGACCTCTTCGAAGGCGAGAAAAAAAAAAGAGTAAACCCGCACGATAAAAACGCGGTAATTGTAGAACACTAACATGAAATGATATGGAAGAAAAGAAGAAACCATTCGACCCGCAGAAGCGTGAAGTGCGCACAAGCGGAATTGACATCAGCATCCGCGAGACGGAGGGTGGTGACAGCCGGATAGTGGAGGGGACGGCCATCGTGTTCAATGCCGAGAGCAACGTGCTCGACGATTGGGGCGTGGAGTTCCGCGAGATTATCAAGCCGGAAGCCGTCACGCAGACGTGGATTAACCAGCAGGATGTTAAGCTCAATCTCATGCACAACCGCCAGGATACAATCGGCCGTAGCCGCATGGGTAAGGGCAACATGCAGATCACCGTCGACGGAAAGGGCGTGAACTTCCGTTGTGAAGTGCCCAAGTGCGACATCGGCGACCGTGCGTTGGAGCTGATTCGTTCGGGAGTCATCACGGGTTGCTCTTTTGAGTTTCTCCCGAAAGACTACGAGATTGAAGAACGCGGAGCCAACCGCGAAGTACGCATCACGCACAAGGCATTTGAGAAGGTGTCGGCCTTCACCTTGGCGATGGACCCCGCTTACAGTCAGACAAGTTGCAACGCCCGCGAAGCGTGGGACTTCACTCCAACCGCCATCCGTGAGCAACAGGAGGCTGAAGCAGCCAAGAAACGCGAGGAAGAGAAAGAGCGTGAACGGTTGGAGCAGCAACGGCATTTGAAGTGGGAGCGCGAGAAGGCAGAGCGTAGCCGAATGGCACGCGAACGTGAGATGGAATTACTGAATTTTTCTAACCAATAAAAATATTTTTAGCATGGCAAAGAAAACATTAGACGAGTTGATGACTCGCCAGCGCGAGATCAACGACAACCTGGCAGGTATTGAAAATAACCTCCAGAAGCGTGAACTGAATGAAGAGGAGAAGGCTACGCAGGCTAAACTTCTCTCCGAGTACGAAACCAACAAGCGTGAAATCTCGCTGGCTATCCAGGAGAAGCAGGCTGCAGCCGTCACGGTAGCCCCGAAGAAGGACGTGAACAGAGAGTTGCGCGAGTTCCTCCGTGAGGCAAAGCCCGGCAGCAAATTCACCATCCCGATGAACCGCGAGGCTGTCAGCTACGCTGCCCAGACGGGTGGTTATCCTGGCACAGAAGGCTTCGTGCAGGGCATCACCGTGGTTGACCTGATTCCCACCGACCGCCCCGACGGCGACATCCTCGCTACAGCAGGCGTCCCGATGACAACGGGTGTGGTTGGCAATAAGATTCAGTGGGCATTCGTCGGCGGTGTGGAAGCTGTGTTCGCCAACGAACTCGCGCAGACCACAGAGCGTGTTATCGACCTCGACAAGCAGGTCCCCGTGCAGCAGCGTCTCACCGTGCGTGTGCGCATCTCTAATCAGGCTCTTGAGAACAGCACCTACGACCTTCAGTCCTACATCGTGCGCGTTGTTGCTGACAGCATCCGCAAGAAGGTGAACTGGGCTCTTGCCAGTACCACCAAGGCTACTGAAGTATTCTATGGTCCGTTCGCTCAGGATGCTGAAAGCGGCACGTTTGGCGCAGAGGGCTATGTTCCTGGCAAGCAGACCGGTTCTTACACCACCTTCAGCAAGGAGACCGCTGCCGAGATGATTGGCAAATTGGCCGCCCACAACCTGGACACCGACAACGTGGCCTTCGTGATGGGTGCTGAAGACTACTGGAAGATGAAAGTTACTCCGTTCGACGCAGGCTCTGGCATCATGCTCATCGGTGATGATAACCGTCTGCTCGGTATTCCTGTTATCGTGAACAACGCTATCAACCGCGCTACCGAGAGGGGTGCCGTCAGCGGCCACAACATCGGCCTGGGTAACTTCAAGTACGTGCCGACGATGCAGCATGGCAATGTCCGCCTGTCGGTTGACGGCTCGAGTGCTGTTGCATCGAACACGGACGAGGTGATCACCACCATCAATGCTGACTTCTCGATGACCATCCTGAAGGACGGTGCTGATGCCTTCGTGCTCTACACCAAGAGTGCGTAAATCTCTCGCACGCCTTATCTCCGGGTGATTCATAGTTCCGGCCCGTGGACAGCGGCTTCTGTCCACGGGCATCCCGGAGAGGGGGCTTAGCTATATTTAATGTATAATCTATCACACCATTCAGCTATGGGACTTCAGACAGGCAGGGTTTTCTACGAAGCGTTGTGTCAAGACAGCGAGCTTGTGCAGGCTGTTGGCGGTCGTATCTATTCGACGGCCATTGACATCCCGCCGACGGAGGAAGATAACACACCGTTGCCTTATCTCATCCTGACCATCGACGGGCTACGCAACGACCCATCAGACAAGGAAGGCTTTGAAGGACACTTCGATACCCTGACTATCTCCGTGGAAGTGGCCGGCGAAGACACCGACGGCGTGGCGGCTTTGGCCGATCATGTCCGTGACACGGTGCGCGACTACTTTGAACGCATTCTGTCAGGAGAGGTGCAAAGCGATAATGAACATTTGTTGCCAGAGGACTTTACCGACGTGAGCATGAGCGGTATTCAATGGGACTGGGAGAAACCCTGCTACTGGACAACCATCAGCTGGACGTGTGATGTAAAAAGATAACAATATGGGAATAATTAAAGGCCAGCATCTTAGAATAACCATCGGCGGCAAGTACGTGGCTTTTTCCACGAGTTGCACGGTCCACGTAAGCAATTCTCTTGAAGACAGTTCGACGAAAGATACGACCGACGGCATGTGGGCTCAGCAGAGTCTTGTCGGCAAATCGTGGGACATCAGCGTGGATGCGCTTTACTCAGTTGACAACGACCAGACAGGCATCAGCGGACAGCAGGCACTTGACCTGGTGCTTGCCAACGCGGAAGTGAACATTGAGTTCACAGGAACCAGCGGCGAAAAGAACCGAGTGGCCGACGGTGTGAAGTACGCAGGAACAGCTTTCGTCAACGACGTACAGCTGACAGCCGGCAACCGCGAGAATGCCAGCTATTCTCTCCAGGCCACCGGCACGGGAGCCCTCGCCAAAGTGACTACGCAGAACGCACCAAGCAACCCCTAAACCGGCACCGATGTAGAAAACACTGGTGGAGGTAACGAACCTGAAGTAAATACTGGCACTCAGCCGTAATCTCTTTCATGGTATTTTAGTAGGTAGGCCGACGGTGCATACAGCGGTATGGCGACCGTCGGCTTTTTTTAAAACAATTAAAGGGAAAAAGAACTATGAAACCTCAAACAATATCACTCACCTTCGACCACGACGGCGAGCAGGTGAGCGAACAAATCACCATCCGTTTCAATATGGCCGTGGAAATAGCCTACGAGAAGATTGTAGGCAAGCCATTCTCGGCTGAAGCCTTAAATACGATGGAGGGCACCGTGGCACTCTACTACGCTGCCATTATCGCCAACAATCCGAAAACGGAAATCACGATGGAAGACTTGATGCTACAGGCCACAGCCAAGCAGATAGCCGACCTGCGCGATGCCGTACTCACCAGCTTTGAGCAATGGGCAACCATCCCAGACATCGCACAGGAAGAGATGCCTGGAAAAGGCGACGAGGATGACAGCCCAAACTGATCACCGCCCATGAGACGTACACGCTGCTCGTGGGTGAAATAGGGATAGACAGGCGTGAGTTCCTCTATGAATTGCAACTGTGGGAGATTAATGCCATCGTCAAGGGCTACCGCCGTCGGCATCGCGCGATATGGGAAGCAGCCCGATGGCAGTCGTTCCTGTGGATGAAAGCGCGTGGCGCAAAGACAATCCATGACCTTCACGACCTTGCCGTCTTCCCGTGGGAGCAGAGCCACCATGAACCAAACAAGATGACCGACGAAGAAGTGGAGGAGATGCGTGAGGTGCTACGCCGAGAAAATGAAAAACGAAAGTAAACCTTTACAATGTTTTCGCCCGATTTGTGAAAAGCAAATCGGGCGAATTTTTAGGATGGCAAGAACAGAATACTACGGAAGAACGGGCGGCACATCGTCAGGATGGGGTGGGGCAGGAGGCATTTCTGTCGCAGTCGACGAGATGGAAGCAGAGCGGCAGATGAAGGCTCTCGCCCGACTGCTTATCAGCAATCCAGCGACGAAGCGGGCTGTAAAGCGAATCTTTGGCAAAGAAGTGCGTGCGGCACGCAGCCGGGTGGTGAAGGACATGAAGGCTAATCTGTCGAATGACCCACGGCAGGCATACAAGGCCGTGAAAGCCGCCGTCTACAAGCGCATCATCGGCGGCAACATCTCAGACCTTGCAGGCCGCAACGTGAAGCAGATGGCTGTATGGCGTAAAGAACGCAAGCTCGACCAAAACCCTCACCAGCGAGGCGGCAACCGTCGCAAGCGCAGCGACCGCACCAAGCAGCTTGACGGCTATGTGGGCAAAGACCGTGGATTCATCCTGCGCTTCTTGGATGCAGGTACGGATGAACGCCGCGTGAAATATGGGCTGAAAGGCAGGCGTGGCAAAATCCGTGCAAGACACATGTTTGGCATCTCTGGCGTGTTCCAAATGGAAATGGCTGCGGAGAAGATAGGTAACGCCCTGGAAGAATTATTACCGGAAATCTATAACAAAGAACTGTAAGTATGGCAAAAGGAAATCCAGTTGTTCGGCTGACTGCCGAGACAAACGACTATGAACGCAAAATGCGACAAGCCAACAAGACCTTCAATGACTTTATGAAGGGCATTGGCTTGAGCCCGGCAAAGTTTAGCGCAATGACGATGGCACTTGGCGCAGTAAGCACCGCCCTGAAGGTGGCAAAGGACGCTTTTGCATCAAGCGAGGCCGCTGTCGATGAATGGGGGCGTGTGATGGATTCCGCCAAGAGCCTGTACCAGGGTTTTCTATACAGCTTGAACAACAGTGACATCAGTGGCTTTCTTGGCCGTATCGACCAGATTGTCACTGCTGCAAGGACGGCATACAATGAACTTGACAGACTCGGCACATTGCGCACCATCCAAAAGCCTGAGATAAGCGCGCAACAGACGGAGAATGAAAGAATCAGAATGATGATTCAGACTGGCAGGTATATCGCACCCATAGACGGGAGAAAGGCAACCCCAGGGCTCAAGAATGGGCAATTGCTCAGTGCCGACCAAATCAGGACACTTGAAAAGCAGCTCAAGGGCGGAATGGATAAATTAGTCGGACTGGTGGGCAATGAGGTGCAACAGACGACAAAAGCCATTGATGCCGTCTATGTAAAGCAAGCCACAGAACTTGGGATGAGCATAAAAGAGTTCCGCAGAGGAACAAGCTCGATGGCCGAATTTGAAAAGAGAGTTGCAGGTGCCGAGAATTACACACGATGGCAACAAGAACACAGCTATGTAGACATAAATACAGGAAGAACCATCGCCCCAAGGACTGGCAACCCATACGCGCAGTATAAAGGTTGGGATGTATTCCGCGTGGATGGCGAAAAATTCAACAGACTGGTAGACCTCATAGCCCAACGCGACCAACAGGCGGCGAGTGCCTACAGTATGCAGTCTCAGGCATATCGTACAATGAACCGTGCCGAAGGTATTACGACGCGCAAGATCATGGGCGGCGGCGGTGTCGGCGGCGGCAAAGGCGGCAAAAACACTCCATCACCGACAGAAGTAATAGACTATGCTTCTGACAGCATCGTTGCGCAGGAAAAGCTCGTCAACGACCTCAGAGAGAAATGGAGGAAAGCGAGTGCCGACTTGCGCGATGGGTATGCCGCTGAATTGAAGAAAGCCGAACAGATACTCAGCGACATGCAGAACCCAGGCCAGGCGGCCATGAGGTCGGTATCACTGAAGGATAGGCAGGCAGTCCAGGATATATTCGCTGGTGCCACGGCGAACTTCGCCACAAGCCCGTTGGGGGGCAGCATGAAACTCACATCACCCTACGCCCGGCTCACAGCAGAGCTTGAGACACTCAAGCAGAAGCAGATGGAGTCACTCTCTACCGATGAATGGGAGAGGTATGGCGTCGCCATCGACAACGTCCAGGCCAAACTCGACAAGCTCACGGGCAAGACCAAACTGACCATCGCTGAGCAATGGGGAGAGGCCGCAAACGCCATTCAGTCAGTGGGTGGTGCTCTTCAGACAATTGAAGACCCCGCAGCGAAAGTGCTTGGCATCATCGCGCAGGCCATTGCAACCATTGCCCTGACATTTGCCAAGTCTCTGGAGAAGACGTTCACACCGTGGGACTGGATAGCTGCCGCAGCTGCCGGTACGGCTACCATGATCAGCACCATATCTGCTATTAAGTCAGCCACAGCAGGCTCTTACGCACAAGGTGGTGTCATTCCCGGCAACCACTATTCAGGTGACATGCAGCTGGCCGCAGTCAACAGCGGCGAAACTATCTTGACCCGTGCGCAGGTTGGCATCCTTGCGAGTGCGTTGAGCGATGGCGGCGGTACACCGGCCACGCCTTACACTACAGGTGAGCAGATATTCCTCGGCTTGACAAACTACCTGAAGCGCACAGGCAAGGGAGAAATAGTAACTACAAAGAGATAGACCATGATTCGTTGGCAAATTCGATTCTTCAGCCTTGCAGGCTATAAGTATTACGTAAACATCTATGACCCGTCATGGAGTGGCGGCGTGACGGAGTTGTACGGAGGGGCCCAGCCCGTTACCATCGACGAGGATGAGAGCGACGACATGTTCATCGCCGTCCGTAAGCAAAGCGGCTACCTGAGTGTCATCAGCGGGCTTGACGTGGCAGGCAACAGCTTCGACTGGAAACAGTTCGTGGCACTCGACGACAAGTCGCGCCCCGTGCAGGTGGTCGACGACGACAATCAAGTGCTCTGGCAGGGATTCCTACAAGCCGAGACCTACGAGGGAAGCCTGTACGGACTGCGAGAAGAACGCAACTTCCCGCTGAACTCCATGCTCGGCGTGCTGGAATGCGACGACATCGTTGTGAGCCACGAGATACACAACTTTGCTTGGCTTTTGGAAATGATCTTCACGACGGTCAGTCCGCTTGAAATCGGTCATTTCTACTTCCAGGGTGGACTCAACGCCCGCCAGCACCTCCTGATGTGCGTGGATTACCAGA